GCACTTAACCCTGCTGCTGCTGTTGAGTTGTACGCTGGTACAAACACAGCCCCATCAGGCTTCTAATTTTTATTCTTATACGGGGGCTTCGGCTCCCTTTTTTTCTTATGGCTACCACAACTATTGAAACCGATACCGAACTATCCGCAGTTAACTCAATACTGGGAGCTATCGGACAAGCACCAATAACACAATTAAAAGATCCTACTACTGGATCTATAGCTAACGCTAACCCAGAAATACAATTTATATATAATCTACTACGTGATGCAAATGTTGACACACAGGCGGAAGGCTGGCATTTTAACAGAGAACGTCATGTAACATTTAACAAAGATTCTATCACAAACAAAATAGCTATATCAGATGACATAGTTAAGATAGATTTACCAGACAACTGGAGCAGAAGACATTATAACTTTGTTAGACGTGGTGGGTTCTTGTATGACAAGATTAAGCACACTGATGTATTCACTGACATGGCTGACTCAATCGAGTTAGATGTCATTAGATTATATAACTATGAAGACTTACCACCAGTATTTAAAAGATACATAACTTACAGAGCCTCACGTATGGCAGCTACACAGCTTGTTGCTAACCCACAACTTGTACAGTTACTAGGCTCACAAGAAGCTTTATCACGTGCTGCTCTTATGGAGTACGAATGTAACCAAGGCAATCATAGTATGTTTGGATTTGAAGATGATACAGCATACAATACATATCAACCATGGAGAAACCTTAGAAGATAATGGCAGGCATTACACAAACTATCCCTAGCTTTGTCTCGGGCATTTCAGAACAACCAGATCACTTAAAATTTCAAGGGCAAGTTAGAGATATTGTTAATGCAATTCCTGATGTAACACTTGGACTTTACAAAAGACCGGGCAGTAAACGTATAGGAACTGCCCCTTTAACTGATGTACAGAGTGGTGGTTCTTGGTTTCATTATTATCGTGATGAAACAGAAGGATCGTATGTAGGACAAGTAGATGTAAATGGTAACGTAAGAATCTGGAGTTGTAACACAGGTGCTTTACAGACTATGAACTTTACAGTAGACGGAGTCAATCATGAAACTACAGTAAAAAATTATCTCGCAACAAGTGAACCAGAAAATTTACAGTTCCTTACTATTAACGACACTACCTTTGTTAGTAGTCGTGACAGCTCTAATTCTAATACGCTGGTAGGCACAACAGGAACTACAGATGATAGACCAGAAGCTCACTGTGCTATGATCGAATTACTACGAACAGAAAATGGACGTCAATACGGTATTAATATATACGATAGCTCTGCTGATTCTAGTAACCTCACTACTGTAAAGCGAGCTACTAAAGTTAAAATTACAGGTAATAACTATGATGAGTCAGATGGCTCAGGTCACTGCCCCGGTATAGGTACAGAAGTATATGCTGTCACAGCTGCTGCAAGTTATGGTGCTACAAGTAATGTAGTACATGTAAAGAACAGTGGTGGCACAACTCAAACATCAGGTAAAGATAACTTAACATTTCGTATAACTGCTTTAGGTCAGCAAGGTGTTAGCCCTAACTATAATGCTAATACTAATGGACCGGGTGGTGATAACTACAGATGTAGCTACAACTTAGAAGTAGTATTACTACATGGTGGAGAAGGTTGGGATGTTGGTGACGTTGTACGTGTAGAACCAGAACATGCAGCTACAGCTTCTAGCTCTAATGGGCAAGCATATATAGAAGTTACTGTTACAGAAATTGAAACTACTACTGTTAAAGCTACATTATCTAGTGCAGGCGATGGTCTTATACGTCCAGCTCCTACACCCTTTGATGCTGACACAGCAGTTACAGCTGATACCATATTAGCTGGTATAACAGCACAGTTACCAGCTGGCATTAGTGCTAAGGTTATAGGACCGGGAATATATTTATCTAGTGCTAACCCGTTTAACGTAGAAATAGCAGAAGAAGATCTCATGAGAGTTTTTCAAAAAACTATTAATGAAGTTACTCTACTACCTAATATGTGTAGACATGGGTATATCGTTCAAGTTAAGAACGCTAGAATGTCTGAGGAAGACGACTACTACCTACGATTTGACGGCGAAAATAATTTAGATGGTACTGGTTCGTGGACAGAATGTGCAAAACCGAATATAGCTAAAACTTTAACAAACATGCCGTTAGTTATACAACGTACAGCTGTAAATACATTTACTGTAAAACCATTTACATATCAAGATAGACGTGTAGGTGATGATAATACGAACCCTTTACCTACATTTGTTGGTAAACGTATTAACAAAGTATTGTTTTTCCGTAACAGATTAGCATTATTAGCAGGCGAAAATGTTATATTATCTCGCCCCGGTACACTAGGCACACCTGATTTTTTTGTAGAATCAGCTCTTACTGTATCAGCTAGCGACCCTATTGATATATCTGCTGCTTCTATGTTCCCATCTGACATATTTGATGGTATAGAAATCAATGCTGGATTGCTAGTATTTAGTACAAACCAACAGTTTTTACTATCTACAGATGATACTGTATTGAATCCAGATACAGCCAAGCTACGTAGTGTATCTACATTTAACTATAATAAAGATATACCTCCTATATCACTAGGTACTACCATATCTTACCTTGATAATTCTGGTAAATTTAGTCGATTAAACGAAATGGCTAACACATCCAGAGAAGGAGAGCCTGATGTTGTAGAAATTAGCAAGCTAGTGCCTACATTATTACCAAAAGATCTAGATTTATTTACTAATTCCAGAGAAAACTCTGTTATATTAATAGGTAAAACTAACTCTGACACAGTATTTGGCTATAAATATCTAGCTATAGGTGACAAAAGACAGCAGCAAGCATGGTTTAAATGGAAGCTAAACAATCCATTACTGTATCATTTTATTATAAATGACGAATATTTCTTTGTAGATACAGATAACTTCTTACAGAGTATAAAACTTGTACAATCAGATGATGACCCTACTATTATCAGGACAGATGATCTAAATTTTCAAATACATTTAGATAATCATACTACAGTCAGTGGTGGTAGTTACAATTCCTCTACAAATTTAACTACATTTAGTAATGTTAGCTGGCTTTCTAATGTAACCACACCTAACTATCAACTTGTTGTTATTGATGAAGGTGGTACACCAGCTCCTACTGATGGACAAGGTAGATATGCTGAAGCAACAAAAGATCCATCTTCTAATACCTTTACAGTCCCCGGTGATTGGTCCAATACAACAGTACGTATTGGCTATCTATATGAGTATCTAGTAGAATTTCCTAGAATTTATCCTAAGAAACAGATAGGAGAACAATCTCGTGCTGATGTAAACTCATCTCTTATCATACATAGAATTAAATTACACTTTGGTAAAATAGGTCTTTACGAAACAACCCTAACACGTGTAGGAAAAGATGACTATACTGAAGTCTATGAGTCAACAGCTATGGATTCTTATGACGCATCAAGAGTACCTTATTTAGAAGAAGATATTAAAACTATACCTATCTACGAAAAAAATCACAACGTAGAAATTAAACTTAAATCAAGTCACCCAGCTCCAGCTACACTAAGAGCAATGGTATGGGAGGGAGACTATTCACCACTATTTTATAAACGTGCCTAATTACATTCACCCAATAACAATCGAGGCTGCCAACGAGGTAGCCTCTAACCTACGCTTAGAAGACTACAGAGAGGTCTCAGAGGGCCACGGATTAGATCCGAGGGTATTTCTACCTATGGTTGCTAAAGAAGGCTCTGCTGTGTATTTCACAGTCCCTGACGGCAAGACTGCCGGACTAGCCGGAGTAGGAGAAGGTGGTGCAATCTGGATGTTATGTACACCAGACATAAATCGCTACCCAATTACATTTGCAAGAGAAGCGAAACGGTTTGTCGATAGCCGTGAAGAGCCTCTATTGTGGAACATAGTAGACTGTAGAAATAAAGTCCATTTAAAACTGTTAAAATTTTTAGGATTCAAATTTTTACGTAAAGTAATCTTTGGACCTAATGATATAGAATTTATAGAATTTTGCCGTGTGCGTAGATGCTAATGCAGCAGCTAGAAATGCTGCCAAACAAAGATGGATGGAGAAAGATGCTAAGTATCGCTCCGAGTCTTTAAAATTTTTTAATAGAGAAACAACTGCCCAACGTGGACTTGCACTTGCTGCTAAAGGTTATAGCCGAGATATCAGTGACGATTACCAGAGAGCATTATATGTTCAAGGTAGAGCCAGAGCTCAGTACGAGTCAGTTTATATGAAGTACCTAAAAGGTAAAGGAACAGTTGATGAAGGTGGTAGAGCTCGAAGAAGAACTACTGGCTTACGGGAACTGATACGAGCCAAAGGAGCTCTTGAAAATGCTGTATCCAATGAGTTTGGTGCTAACATGCAACGACGTTACATTGCACGAAAACGTAAGTATCAAACAACAGTCGCTCGATCACGAGAATCATTGGGTATACGTCCAGAATATGGTGCTCCAGTATTAATGCCTCCATCTGATAGACTTAGTGGTGCATTAAGTATTGCAAGTACTATCGTAGGTATGTACACAGGAATTAAAGGATTAGATACGAAGTAGGAGGCTAATTATGTCATCATCTTATTTAGAATCGCTGGGGCGTAGAGAACTCGAACCTTACAGCAACGAAAAACTTAACTACGAAGAAACTGAACCTGATCTAACTAAAACAGTCAACGCTCAGATTGACGATAACATAGCTGATCGTAAACAGTTTTTTCAAGACAATATAAACCTATATAACCAGACTCAATCTTTCGCAAAGTTTAAAGGTAATCTAGCTAGCTTACAGAGTCTTATACCATCCCTTGCTCAAGCTAAAAAACAGAGTGATAACTTTAAAGCAAAAAGAGTTATTATAGATGGTATTTTACAAGATTATCAGAATAAGGACAAGCAAGCTAAGTTTGCAGAGATCACATTTAAGGAAGAAGAACTTAATCAAGAACTTGAGCACGCAGAAAACAAAGAACTTGGAACAATAGATTCAACCAGATCTGAAAGTTCTGATAGAATCGGTACAGATACTTCTGGTGAACAGATAGGTCCAGTTGAATACATAGCACTTAAAAACAGACTTGCTAATGACAAACTACAGAATCCCATAAATGCTAAAAACAATGTAAAAATGGAATGGGAGAATATGTTTTGGCCTATGGCTAAGGATAGTATGACAGTAGGAGGACTGCTTTGGAAGGATACACCACTAGATCAAAAAGATGATTTTATACGAGAAGCAGCTGGTGTATTTATAACTGAATACACAGATAAAACTGGTATAACAGATCGTGCACTTGTTACAACTTTTGCACCTATATTTGAAGACACTATAAAAAGTGAGATAACTAAGAGTGTAAGTATTGAAGAAGATGCTGTTAACCAGTATTACCAAGATGCAGATGATTCAAAAACTTGGCAGTATTATATTAACGCAGCAGCAGAATTTAAACGTACTAATGGTAAAGTAAAACTAAGCGGTGTCTTTGAGCGTAATACTTACATTAAAAACGCAGCAGCATATTTGGAAAGTATAAATCATCCACAACCTATGCGAGAAGCTAACAAACAATGGATGTTGATGATGAAAAGAGGAATTAAAGCTAAGGTAATTGATGATAACACTTTAAATTTTTTATTTCAATACTATAAGTTTAAACCTGACGGAGGTGGTCCAGAAGTTAATTATGAAACTTTACAACCTAATGCAGTTGCAGAGCTTCGTACGTACTATAACGATCAGAAAAAGAATGATAACCTAGATGACCAAAAAAGTGCAGTAGATGCTTACCAAGAGTTAGCGGATGCTGGTAAAAAGATTCCACGTGACTGGCGTCAGTACATAACAAATTCAGAGCTTGTTGCAGTTATGGAAAAGTTAGAGGACGAGCAGAAAAAAACTAGCCTACAAAAAGAAGATCTTGACAATAGCCAAATTCAATTAATAGCACAGTTAGCTGACGCACGTATAAAAAGTAATCCAAAGTTTAAAAACCTATTGGCTGACTATACTTGGTTATATAATAAACAACAAGAAGTCATGAAAGCAATCGGTGAAGACTTTATTAAAATTAAAAACGAAAAATATTATGCAGAAGATAACTCAAGAGCTAATGAACTGACTATTCAAGATATAACAAAGAATTTAGAAGAGGGAAAATACGACGGTGATGCTAATTTAGAACTTTTAGAAACTGATAAACTTAGTAATCGAGCTGTAATCAAAGCAGTTGAGATTTATAAGGAAAACAAAGATGCTTTATATTCAAGCGAGATTCATGATCTTGAAGAGCCTTTTATAGACAAGTTTTTAAAGTATATAGATCCAAATGATGACTCAGTTAAAGAGTTACCCGGATATTTTTATGCTGTTGAAAAGTTATATCCTAATCTTTCGGCTATAGATATTGGACATATTAGAGCTCTAAAAACTGGTAAGCTTAAAGAGCCTATAGACAGACTTATGCAAATACAAGACTATAGTATCTTACCTCCAGATGTTAGAAATTTATTAACTGATAAAACTAACGCAACAAAAGTTTTAATTGCAGCATCTAATATAACAAGTGATGCCGACTTAAATCAGTTATTTGAAAAGCTTGTCACTAGCGAAGCCAGTTTGAATGGTACAATACATGCTCATAAATACGATGGTGAATGGAACTCAGAATTACCAGATGGTAGAAAACTAGGTGAGATGACAAATGGAGAAGTATTAGCTTTACTAAAAGATAAAAAGCTTGATGACGTAGGAATGTATGGATTTACACGTAGTGGACTTTTAGCAGTATTTAACGATTTTACTGACATCATTGATCTTAATGCTACATTTGACCGTAAATCACAAACTTACTTTTTAATGTATAGATTCTACCAAAAAGCAAACGAAGGTCATCTAATGCCTAGACGATTATTAGCTCTAAAAATTAGTGAGGAGGACAAGAAAACGTTTAGAGATCTTGCATACTCCATTAATCCAAAGTATATTACTCCTATGAATGACCCAGCTTGTTTAAGCGAAGCAGCATGTAGTGAACTTATACAAATTGTTATGCCAGAATAAATGGAAAATGAAAATGACATAAGATTTGATCCTACTGGACTACCGTCTGTCGAAGAGATGAGCCAACAGCTTGAAGATCAAATTAAAAAAGAAGAAGATTTAAAAGCAGCACAACAAAAATCTATAGAATCTGATAATCAATACGCTAAAGAACAGCAAGACCCCAGAAACGCAGATACATGGGGTATTAAAGCTATAGCTAAAGAAGGTCAGTCCATCCTTTCTGGTGGATTACAAGACACTGCTTCATCAATCGCTACATTTCCAGAACGTACTATCGACGCTTTAAGCGGAGATATGCAGCGTGAGAAAGAAATGCTTGGCGAATATAAACCAGAGTGGCAGCCGTTTAATAGTTATGATGACCCTATAATTACCAGAACATGGTGGGGTAAATTACTTAGAGGCACTGTACACTTTGGTTCTATGGCTGCTGGAACAGTACTAGTAGCTAAAGGACTTGCAGCAGCCGGAGTACCTTTACTCGGTGTTGGTGCAGCTAAATTATTAGGTCTAGGTTCTATTACAAGAGCTATGGCTATTGGAGGATTATCTGATTTAATGTCTAAAGAATCAGATGGACACAACGCATTAGGAGCATTAACTGACAGATATGGTTGGATTGATACACCACTAACTACAAAAGAAACTGACCATCCTATTATGATGAAATTTAAAAACATCGTAGAGGGTATGGGTATTGGACTTGCCTTTGATGGTGTAGCTCATTTAATCGGTAAAGGTGGTAAGAGTGTTAAAAATCAAATCGTACGACGTAATGCAAGCATAGATAACCAAACTACTACAGCAGCTTTAATACAAATACGTAAAGGTGAAGCTGAGTTTCGTGCTGCAAAAAACGCACCTATTTCACAGAGACATCAAGGTGCTGACATATCAGAAGTCGAACCCGGAGACGCTTATCAGCAGTTAAAACGTACACGTCAGGACTGGGGATCTGAAGATGGGTCTACAGGCTCTGTAACTACAGCAGTAGAACGTGAACGTATAGCTTTAGAAGGTGGTACAACAGACGAAGTAGTTGAGCGTACATTACGAGGTCTATTTAGTGATGATAAGTTTAGAAAAGAATTAGACGCAGTAAAAGGTAATCGTAAAGCTTTAGCTCAAGTATGGCGTGATGCTGTTCATAATTATAGACAGATTACAGAAGGTAGAAACGCTGCTGAAATGCCTGCGGAAGAATACTTATCTGGTTTATTTGAAAAACAGAAAGCAGTATTACCTTTAGGTGACGAAGTATTTGAAACATGGGCTGCTGAAACAGTTGTAACAGCTGACTTAGTTGTAGGATCTCTATTAAAACAGCTACGTGATACTGGTATAGCTGGTAGAGAACTAGCTGATTATGTATCATTAGATGATATAGATGGTCCAGCAAAGCAAATAGTAGATACAATGCTTACTGCTTTGACACAAACTAAGAAATCTAGGTTTGTAGCTTCTGATTACTTTAGATCATTTGGTGCAGGCAAGAACATTGACCAAATAAATAGGGCAGTAAATGATTCTGTAGCAGCTGACATGATAGATACCAAAGAATCCATTATGTCTATATTAAAAATAGCTAAAGATGATGCCGATGATGATTTACTAAATGCGTTATTTGAAGCATTTTCTATGATGAAAAATGTTAATAGTCTAGATGACTTTGACGCATGGGCTAGAAGTATACTTAAAGGCGGACAAATAGCAGGCGAAGGACCACAACGTACTGGTGCTTTGATACGTAGCTTACAAGAAATGATAAGCCATAGTGTATTAAGTGGACCTAAAACACCACTTCGAGCACTTTTAGGTACAGGTGCTGCAACATTTTTGCGTCCTATATCTACATTTATAGGTGCTACTATGCGTTATCCGTTTACTGGTGACTCTGCTACTATACGTGGCAGCCTTGCATCTATAAATGGTATGTTTGAAGCTATACCAGAAGCCTTTGATTTATTCTTTACTAAGTTAAATGGATACTGGAGTGGTGATATATCAACAATAAAAACTAGATTTATTGAGTTTTCCAAAGGTGATTATAACTGGGAAATAATGCGTAGATGGGCAGAAGATAGTGGTAGAGCTACTAGAGAAGATCGTGCTATCTTTGCTATGACTAACATGATACGTGGCATAAATAACAATAATCTTTTTACTTACTCTACTAAGATAATGGCAGCAACTGACGATGCTTTTACATTTTTACTCGGTAGAGCTAAGATGAGAGAAAAAGCTATGCGTAGAGTGTTAGAATTAGAAGGTAACGGAGTAGAGCTTCCACAAATAACTGCGGACGTAATGAAAGCATATCAAGATGATTTTTACGGACAGGTTTTTGATAATAATGGTAACATTAAAGACGAAGCCTCGATGTTTGCAAAAAAAGAAGTTACACTTACACAAGATTTAACTGGTTTTGCAAAAGGTCTTAATGATGTTATGACAGCAAATCCATTTGTAAGACCTTTCTTTCTATTTGCTAGAACTGGTGTAAACGGACTTGCACTTACAGGTAAACATACACCCGGATTTAACTTTCTTGTTAAAGAGTTTAATGATATAGCTTTTGCTGATCCTAAAAACTTAGCTAGTGTTAAAAAATATGGTATTAATACTCTAGAAGAATTAAATAATGCTAAAGCACTACAAACAGGTAGATTAGCTTTAGGTTCTGCTGTAACCTTTATGGGTGTACAAGCATGGATGTCAGGTAGATTAGCCGGTAACGGACCTACAGATAGACAAATGAGACAGGGTTGGATAGATGGTGGTTACTTACCACGTACTATTGCAATAGGTGGTGTGAGAGTCGAGTATGATTCTATAGAACCTTTTGGTCTTATACTTTCTACTATTGCTGATGTTGGTGATGCTAGCATACTGATGGGTGAAGAGTGGACAGAAAAAGAACTACAAAAAATATCTCTTGTAATTGCTCAGTCTATATCAGGTAAGTCTTATATGGCTGGACTTCAACAATTAGTTGATCTAGTAGCTGGACGACCCGGTCAGGCAGAACGTATTATAGGTAGTATTACAAACAACACTGTACCTCTTGCAGCTTTACGTAATGAAATGGGTAAACTGATTACACCATACATGCGTGAAATTAACTCTGGTGTATTTCAGTCATGGCGTAACCGTAACCTAGCTACTGAGAATTTACCCGGTATAGAAGGCTTACCTATTAAGTATGACATGCTTAATGGTCAACCACTTAAAAACTGGGACTTTATGACTAGAGCATATAACATGATAAGTCCTGTACAGATTAATTTAGATCAAAGCCCCGGAAGACAGTTTTTATTTCAGAGTGGTTATGATCTAAGACTTACAACTTTCTATGCTCCTGATGGTACTAACCTAACTGATGACCCTAGAATTAGATCTTTATTCCAAGAAGCTATTGGTAAATATGATCTAGAAAAAACATTAAATGATCTAGCTAAAGATCCAAAAATTATAGCATCAATGAAATTAATGCAGGCGGATATACGTGCTGGTAATAGAGCACGGTTTAACGCTAGAGACTACCACCATAATATTGTAATAGATAGAATTTTTAAACAAGTTAGAGAATTAGCTTGGGATGATATTAAATACTATCCAGACGTATTACCTGTAGTACAGTTACAAGAATCTAAATCTCGAGCACAAGCAATTAAACAATTCGAGTCTTACAACTTAAATAATATGTATAAGTAATGGCAACAACTTTCGTAGATTATAATGGAGATGGAAACGCTACGAAGTCGTTTTCCTTTCCTTCCATTAAAGAAGCCGATATTAAAGTAGAAGTCGATGAAGTTATTAAATCAGTCGGCACACACTATAATATAACTGGCTACTCAACAACCGGTGGTGGTGACGTAGTCTTTATAGACAACAGTGGTTCCGGTGGAACTAACCACATACCACAAAGTACTAACCCTCCTACACAAATTCGTATCTTTCGTGATACAGATGTAGATAGTGCAAAAGCCACATTTACAGCAGGGTCATCAGTTAAAGCTGGTGATCTTAACATTAACAACAAACAGTTATTGTATTCTGCACAAGAAGAGCAGAACCAAACAATACAAACATCTAAAATAAAAGACTCAGCAGTAACATCTGCTAAGATCAGAGAAGATGCTGTCATCACAGCTAA